ACTGGTAAAGGTCACGGACGTTCCCGAAGATGTCTGCAAGACAATCGTGGAGCCGACGGCAATATTGGCGAAATCCGAAACAACAATATCACAAGTTGACTCATTAGGTAGCGTCCTTTTGACAACCGTATAGATCACCGGAGCATCCGCATCCTCGACCTGGCAATCCTGGAACTCGCCATCGGTAGTGAACAGGCTGGGCGCGATGACGTTCTGCGACCGGAGAATGCTGAAGGCCGCTATGGACCCGTCACCACTGTTCGTGATCAGCATCAGGTCACCCTCATCCACATTGGTGCCTCGCCGCATCGACATCCTGGTCGGTGTCTGCAAGAGATGTGACGACAGCATACTGATGTCATTGGAGACATAGGAGCCCTCAACATCACTGAACAGGAACTCACGGATCGCTTTGCCGCCTCTCTGGAGATAGAGGGTTCCACCCTCGGTCGATACCGGATGGGTGCCCTGCTTTGATCCCCTGGTCGTCATGGGCTTGAAAATGAATGACGTTGGTGTCAGCGGAGAGCCATCGATCTGAGGGCAGATAAACTCCGTGCCGGTTGTAAATATCTGGAGGTCTCTGCCAGAAAAAACACCGACACAGGCATTCAGTTGGTTGGTGTCAATGGTTGCTGACATCCCCTCATCGTCCAGGGACTGACCAGGATCAAAATCGAAATAGTCTGCGACCCGTGATCCCCAGATCGTGGTCGGCAAAGAATAGGAGCCTCCAATAATTAACCGGCCCTCATGGAAAGTAGCTGTCCTGGGCCAGTTACGGGTCGATGACCATGCATCCTCATAACCGGCCTCCAGAACCCAATCACCGCTACTGATGGCATCTGTATTATGAAACGGGACTTCCGTGATAGCCCTGACGACAGTCGAAGAGTCCACGGCTGTGATCCTGGCCCGACCGAAATTCTCAGAGTTCTCCACATACTGGCCGACATGGGAATCGATAGTGAAGGTCGTATCGCTTGCCGGTTGCGTTGTCCAAGCCACAGATACGGTTGCCACCTTGGACGAGCCATCGTAATCGGAGATGGCCCTGGTCTGACCGGAGCCCGTGCCGCCGGTCGTTCTAATAATTGATCCGTTAAAAATGTCATTAGTTGATGAGGCACCGCTGTCGAGGGTAATGGTTGCGCTTCCCCCAGCCTGTGCCGTATTGGACCGGCCGCTATGCCATGTGGCCGCACCGGCTGTAAGCTGAATATTGCCGGTAACCGAACTGGGTGTCAGCGTTGTTCCTGGGCTGGTCTCCGTCAGAGTGAAGGCATACCTGGGCACATAATCAAAAGCCAAGTCACTAATCGTCCAGGTAGCATCGGTGGCTCCCCTGACAATCTTGACCGGTGTCATGGTTTCTTCAAAGAGGAGCAGGGTATCTGCCGATTGGGTGTACCAGAGATTGGACAGCCGTGCGGAAGTTAAACCATCCGTGACACCGCTGACGGAAGACGAGACATCAAGATAGTCCGTGCCGCCTCCGTTAATGCCTGTTACCTGGACACCCTCTTTGAACACCATCATACGGGTGCCGCTGAACAAAAGCATATAGGTCTGAGTCGTTGAGAAGGAATAGGGAATCAGCCTTACGCCGCTTTGAGGTGCGGCCGCACTGGCAATCGTGTAGAGATATTTTAACCCTGGCCGTCTCTCGACAGACCCGTGCGGCTTGCAGACAACATTCCTTGCCCGTTCCAGTGCGCTCTCGTATTGCTGAAGGTCGATCCTTCCACGGAGTTCCGGATTGATTTCCCCGACACTGAAATTCGTTTGGACTTTGATGACCCTGGGCATGACTAGCTCAGTGTCATTCTGGAGTCGATAAGCGGATAGTCTCCGATAAATTGCGTACCCGAACCCATACCATCGATGCTGGCGGCCTGTCGAAAATATCCGCCACGGCCTCCCTCGACCGGATTACCGAAAGCCAGCCTTTCATAATGCTGGGCCTTGGACATCTGGTCCGTGACCGGTTCCGCTATGTGCATTGCAACCGCATATTTAAGCAACTGGACAAAGTAGCTGGGCATCTCCGCTTCGAGCGGCCGCTTTTGATAATCGACCGTGATAGCGGTTGAATCTGTAAGAACTTCGCCTTCGTAGATTTCCCAACCGGATGTGATAGGGCTCACACCTGTCGCACTACTGTTAAAAACCGCCCGTGGAATCTTGGTGATGGCATCCGAAGGCATGGGGTAGGCGTAAGTCCATTCGTTGACCGGCGAGGTGCTGGACCTCGCCAAATCAACTTTCACCAGGGAGAAACTCCAGGGATACATGGTGATGCACATATCGCGGATGTCTGGATAGAGTTCTGAACAGACGTTTGCCTGGACAGTGCCGTCAGAGAAACTGGAGATCGTGTTTTCGCCAAGGAGCGTCAAAGCATGACTGCAAATAGTAACGTCTGTGTCATTAACGGCCACGCGATGTCCTCCAAAAAGATACCGACGGAGGTAATGGGAGAGAGCCCTCCGCCGGTTCTGATCACCTCCCTAGTCGGAGTCTGTCTCTGCGATGGCTGTCCCATCGGAGATATCGACCACACCGGAAGCGTTGGAAAGGACGCTGACGATGTGCAGGGTGGGCGTGTTTGAGTCCACGATGAACATGATGTCGCGTACATTCAGCAACGTGGATGCGCTGTTAAAATACCCTGCCGTGTTCACAGTGGCGATTGCATCAGCGGAGGTGTATGTCCAAATCTGCGGTGCAGACCCAGCCTTTCCTCCTCCACCGATTAGTGAGAGTCCTGTTTTAGAATAAGCCATTAATAATCTCCTATTCTCTGGCCGTTATCGAAACGATACCCGTGGCATCGATTGCGATTGCACCGGCCGAAAGGACACAGTTGGTGAGCCAGGACATCCGCTCCGGAACATAGTTGATTTCCGTTTTTGCGGAGATGCCTTCAGCGTACCCGACTGAATCTTTATGCCATGCAAAACAAGTCCGGTCGGAACTGCCGTCAATGGCAAGACCACCTTCATCCATGTCACCAATCATAATGATGTTGAAACCAAGAAATGACTGGATTTTTCCGTCAGTCATGGCCTTGTGGACGGTGTAGTCCTGGCTGGCCGCTTTGTCTTCAGCGAGAAGAGCGGCAAGCCCGTCTGCACTGATTGCCATGTAGCGGTCGGCACTTGGGACACTCTTCGCATTGAGGAGTCGGGCCGCTTCCAACACTTTAGCCACGTTAATATTCGTATTCGATCCGCCAATGGAATTGGCTACCGTCAACGATGTGGATGATGCCGCCAATGCGTCGAGGACAATCTGGTCGGCTCTGCGACCGATAGCTTTGCCCAGGGTTTGCGTCAATTCCTGACGTTCATCGAAGTTGACCTTCGCCTGGTCAAAGATCGATGTATATTCTGGGGCCGCATAATCCGACAAGGTCGCCGTGACATTTGAATGGGTCACGCCAAGGGCTGTTACCTGTGATTGCGGTACAACGACCTGGGCCTGTGCGGATGCGAGTTTAGGAAATTGAACTGTACTGGATGTCACACCAGTGCGAGTCCGTATCGTGCCAGCGAGTTTTCTTTCGGCTTGGTATATGTGATGTACTTCAGCCTCAAACCGCTTCACGAATTGTTGTGATAGCGTCATTGCCATGAGAAAAAAATCCTCGTTTAAGGTTAAAATCTAATCGCTGAACAGGTAGGACTAAATTTTTAGTCGGCTGTTATAAACCGACCGGCCTCGAACGAGGGTAGGGTCTAAAGCGTTTTAGACACAAATGGTGCCGCTTGTCAACAGTCTTGATGCAATCTATAGGGTTGTGACACTAATCCGGATAGACGGCGGCAAAGGCTTCGGTCACTTTTCTCCGGTAGGCCGTGTCCGTATTGTACCTGGGATCAGCCACCATCTCGCGGAGTTCCGCTTCGGTCGGCATCGATTCCGCATCCGGTGTTACATGAACAGGGATGTCTTTTTCGCCATAGTAGTTGCGGAGACGGTTGAGTGCGCGGATGCCGTTAGCCGTACCGCCCATGATTTTAAATTCCTCAAAGTCCTCACCGGTCCAGGCTCCCTGGTGGACCAATCCCTCCGCCCATTTGACCAGGCCATTGGTAATGGCTTCCGCATTCGGTCCCAGCTTTGCCATTTCCGCATCCATGTCGAACTTCTCTTCCGGAGCCTCCTGGACTTCGGGCACAGTGTCCAATACCAGGCCGACAATGGATTCAAAATCATCCTGTGTCAGGCCACGATCTGAGGCCATTGTCTTGAACTTAGCCATCAGTTCATCGTCTTCGGCTATCTTGTCACCGGCAAACTTCAGATCGTAGTTTCCGTCTTCGGGTGCATCGTGTTTTCCGCCGCGCAATTTCTTGTAGAGTTCTTGCTGGGACTTTGCGAGGCCCTCGTAATCGGCTCCCTTGTCGTCATCCCAGAACCGTTGCGGCAACCAGTCGGGCCGCTCTCCGCTTGCGGCTTTATCGACATGGTCAAGCTCCTCCTCCTCGACTTCCTTTTCCGGTTCTTCAATCTTGGCATTGTCCAATAATCCGGTCGGTGCCGGTTCCTGTTCCTGTGTTTCTTCAGCCATTTTGCGCTCTCTCCGATCTCAACAAAATTTCCCTGATTAGTGTATTTTGACCCTCACGGAAAAAACCGTAATCGGTTGTGTATCCTGGGGCCCATGTCGGTTGGTGCAGAAAGGCTCCGCATAACCAGTCGAACATCCGCTTGCCGTCTTCGGTCTGTGATATCCGTGCAATGCTCCTGTCAAGTTCGACCTGGAACTGTTCCGTCTGGGCTGGCGGCAACGGACTATCGGCATTGACTCCCTCCCAGCCAGGAGTCGTCATGTCAATGATATCCGCCATTACTTTTTTTTCATGGGCTTGGTTTTAACCGGCCTGGTTTTCTTTGAACTTCCGTATCCTTTACCTTTGGGCATTTTTCTCTCCTATTGCGGTGGTGCCGCCTCCGGTGGCATTTGTTGTTGTTGTTGCAACATCTGTCCGATTTGCTGTTCAAGCTCCTGGCGTTCCTCATCCGAAGTTCTGAGGCTG